CAACATCAATTTCTAAAACCATGAGTGATTCATTCGCCACCTGGCTCAATGAGCTGGAAGAGACCCCCGTTGCCCCGACGTGTAGCATAGACAACCCCGAAGGATGTGACTCATGCGGTAGCTGATGCGTTCTCCATTCTACTTTATTGTTAAGCCGGTGGGCGGTCGCAGGTACGATAACGTGCGCGACTACGGCGGAATCGAATTCATTATCAGCTCATCCAAAGAGGACCACACCGTATCCAACCGCTTTGCGGAGGTGGTGGCTACTCCGTCTAGATATACTGGCGACATTAAGCCAGGAGATACGTTATTGGTACACCACAACGTGTTTAAGTACTACAACGACATGAGGGGTCGTGAGCGAAGCAGCTTTAGCTTCTTGCGTGACGACCTCTTCATCGTTGAGCCCGACCAGTTCTTCATGTACAACGATGGCGATGGCTGGCGTTCTACTGGGAAGTACTGCTTTCTCAAGCCGGCTGAAAAGAAGGACAACTACTATATCACCAAGCCTGGCTCAGAGGAGCCGCTGGTTGGTACGATTAAGTACATCACCGACGACATGGTCGAGGCTGGCCTGAAAGTTGGTGATGAGGTGGTGTACACACCGGGTACAGAGTATGAGTTTACCGTTGACGGTGAGCGCCTGTACCGAATGAATAGCAAAAACATTTGTATCTTGCTTTAATGGACTCGACTGAAATCAAACATAGAATCATACGTGCTGGCCAACGTGCTGTTGAAGAGCTTATTAAGGTGGCCGAAGAGAGCATTATTGTTCACGACGACCCCGAGAATGAGCTGGCAGCTGACCGCCTTAAGAATGCGGCGGCCACAAAGAAGCTTGCTATATTTGATGCGTTTGATATAATGTCGAGGATAGAGGCAGAGAAGAACGCGCTTGAGGGTAACGCATCAGCGGAGCCACAGGCACCAAGTAAGCAGGGCTTTGCAGAACGAAGAGCAAAATAGTATCTACCACATACTCGACGAGTACGTTCCAGAGAACGTGCGCAAGTCGAAGAACAAGGCTAAGTCTTGGAAGTATGGCTATGACGACAAGTACGACATGGTCATCATATCCAAAGACGGAACCGTTGGCGAGATATACAAGATATCTAATCTACTCGTTGCGCTACCAGAGGAGCCGGAGAAAGTGCACGCTCGTAGCCGTAAGGTAGAGGGCCAGTACTGGGAGCCGTTCGAGTACCCGAAGGAGCTGGCCAAGATTAAGTCGATATTCCAGTGGCACGAGATGCCCAATGACTTCAAGAACAAGTGGGTAGACTACATCGAGACCGAGTTCGACCGGCGAGAGGATGGCTTCTGGTTCATGAACGGAGGAATCCCGACTTACATCACGGGCTCGCACTACATGTACCTGCAGTGGACAAAGATTGACGTGGGCTTGCCGGACTTTCGTGAGGCAAACCGTATCTTCTTCATATTCTGGGAGGCGGTCAAGGCAGACCCGCGTGCGTTTGGCATGTGCTACCTGAAGATTCGCCGCTCTGGATTCTCGTTCATGGGCTCGTCGGAGTCGGTCAACGTAGCAACTGTTGCAAAAGATGCACGGATTGGCATCCTGTCTAAGACGGGTGCTGACGCCAAGAAGATGTTCACCGACAAGGTAGTTCCCATCAACAGCAACCTACCGTTCTTCTTTCGTCCGGTTATGGATGGTATGGATAAGCCAAAGACCGAGCTTGCCTACCGTGTGCCGGCCTCTAAGATTACCAAGAAGAACATGTCCAACACCGAGACGGACGACGTGGATGGCCTTAACACCACTATCGACTGGAAGAACACGGCGGACAACAGCTATGACGGTGAGAAGCTGCAGCTCCTGATTCACGACGAGAGCGGTAAGTGGGTAAAGCCAGACAACATCCTGAACAACTGGCGAGTGACCAAGACGTGTTTACGCTTGGGTTCTAAGATTATCGGCAAGTGCATGATGGGCTCTACATCGAATGCGCTTGACAAGGGTGGAGACAACTTCAAGAAGCTGTACTACGACTCGGACGTGACAAAGCGTGGAGCTAACGGACAGACAAAGAGCGGGCTGTACTCGCTGTTCATCCCGATGGAATGGAACTTCGAGGGGTACATCGACAAGTACGGGATGCCAGTGCTGTACACGCCAGAGGAGCCAGTCGTTGGTATTGACGGCAACCTCATTAAGATTGGTGCTATTGAGTACTGGGAGAACGAGGTGGCGTCACTCAAATCTGACCCGGATGCGCTCAACGAATTCTACCGCCAGTTCCCGCGCACTGAGTCGCATGCGTTCCGCGACGAGAGTAAGGCAGCGCTGTTCAATCTGACGAAGATATACCAGCAGATTGACTACAACGACTCTATGATTAAGGAGCACTTCATCACGGTGGGCTCGTTCCACTGGAAGGATGGCATCAAGGACAGCAAGGTTGTGTGGGTTCCCGACCAGCGCGGAAGGTTTAAGGTGTCTTGGCTGCCGCCCGCAAGATTGCAAAATAACGCAATAAAAAGAAATGGTTTATTCTATCCAGGTAATGAGCACATGGGCTCGTTTGGCTGCGACCCATACGACATCTCTGGAGTTGTCGGTGGCGGCGGCTCTAATGGCGCCCTACATGGGATGACGAAGTTCCACATGGAAGACGCGCCAGTCAACGAGTTCTTTCTCGAGTACGTCGCTCGTCCACAGACGGCGGAGATATTCTTCGAAGACGTGCTGATGGCGTGCGTATTCTATGGCATGCCGGTGCTGGCGGAGAACAACAAGCCGCGCCTGCTGTACCACTTCAAGAACAGGGGCTACCGTGCGTTCAGTTTGAACAGGCCGGACAAGCCGTCTGCGAACCTCTCTAAGACAGAGAAAGAGCTGGGTGGCATACCGAACTCAAGCGAGGAAGTTAAGCAAGCACACGCCACCGCAATCGAGTCATACATAGAGAAGTACGTAGGGTTTGACATGGAGGGTACGTATAGGGACGCTGACGAGATTGGAGCGATGTGGTTCAATAGAACGCTAGAGGACTGGGCTCGGTTCGACATCAACAACCGAACGAAGTTTGACGCCACCATTAGCTCGGGATTGGCCATCATGGCTAACCAAAAACATTTGTATCAGCCTGAGAAAAAGCAATCTAAAATAAGCATTAAATTTGCTAAATATAACAACAAGGGCTTTACTAGTGAGCTCCTAAACAAATGAAAGAAGTCGATATCAACATACTCGCGGCTAGCTTTCCCAGCCAGTTCGTGTCTGACGCTGAGAAAGCAACGCCTGAATATGGCCTACTGATTGGCCAAGCTATTCAATACGAGTGGTTTAAGAAGGACGGAACGTCCAGATACTACGACCAGTGGCGTGACTTCAACAAGCTTCGTCTGTACGCAAGAGGCGAGCAGTCTGTTGCTAAATACAAGAACGAGCTTGCCATCGACGGCGACCTCAGTTACCTGAATCTTGATTGGACTCCAGTACCCATCATCCCTAAGTTCGTTGACATCGTGGTCAACGGGATGAACGACCGACTCTTCAGCGTTCGTGCCTACGCACAGGACGCCATGTCGGCAGAGAAGCGCAACCAGTATCAGGACATGATTGAGGGCGACATGGTTGCTAAGGACGTGCTGACGAAGATGTCGGAGAACTTTGGCATCGACCCGTTTGTTGTGAATCCTAACGAGTTGCCGGAAGACGATGAGGAGTTGAACCTTCACATGCAGCTCAAGTACAAGCCCGCTATAGAAATTGCGGAAGAAGAAGCAATTAATACCATTCTTGCTGAGAACCACTACCAAGACACGCGCAAGCGCATTGAGTACGACATCACTACGATTGGTATTGGCATCGCAAAGCACGAGTTCCTGCCAGGTTCTGGCGTTCAGGTATCTTACGTAGACCCGGCCAACGTGGTGTACAGCTACACCGAGGACCCATACTTCAAGGACTGTTTCTACTGGGGCGAGATTAAGACCATCCCTATTACTGAGCTGTTGAAGATTGACCCGTCACTGACGAGAGAGCAGCTCGAGGAGATATCGAAGTACTCACAAAGTTGGTACAGCTACTACAACGTTTCTCAGTTCTACGAGAACGATATGTTCTACCGCGACACGGCCACGGTCATGTACTTCAACTACAAGACCACGAAGAAGTTCGTGTACAAGAAGAAGGTCACGGAGACCGGAGGCACTCGTGTAATCGAGAAGGACGATACGTTCAACCCGCCGGTTGAGATGATGCAGGAGGCTGGCTTCGAGAAGATTGAGAAGACAATCGACGTATGGTACGAGGGCGTAATGGTCATGGGTACCAACATCCTGCTCAAGTGGCAGATGATGGAGAACATGGTTCGCCCGAAGTCATCGTCTCAGAACGCCATGCCGAACTACGTTGCCGTAGCTCCACGCATGTACAAGGGGAACATCGAGTCGCTCGTTCGCCGCATGGTTCCGTTCGCTGACCTCATCCAGATTACGCACCTTAAGCTCCAGCAGGTTATTGCCCGCGTGGTACCCGATGGTGTATTCATCGATGCCGATGGCCTCAACGAGGTCGACCTTGGAACTGGCGCAGCATACAACCCAGAGGACGCACTGCGTCTGTACTTCCAGACTGGTAGTGTGGTAGGCCGCAGCTATACCGGTGACGGTGAGTTCAACAACGCTCGCGTGCCCATCCAGCAGCTTACGTCTAACTCAGGACAGTCAAAGATGGCTGCGCTGATTGCGAACTACAACCACTACATGGACATGCTTCGCACGGTGACCGGCCTCAACGAAGCGCGTGATGCATCTAACCCAGACCCCAATGCACTCGTTGGTGTTCAGAAGCTGGCTGCCCTTAACTCAAACACGGCTACCCGCCACATCCTGGACGGCGTTCTGTTCTTGACTCGCACGCTGGCCGAGGCGCTGTCTTGTCGCGTGTCTGACATCCTTGAGTACGCTGACTTCCGCGACGAGTTCGCCATGCAGATTGGCAAGTACAACGTAAGACTGCTTGACGAAATCAAGCACCTGTACCTGCACGACTTTGGTATCTTCATCGACGTTGCTCCAGACCTGGAGGAGCGTGCTCAGCTTGAGGCCAACATCCAGATGGCGTTGTCTAAGGGCGACATCAACCTGGAGGACGCCATCGACATCCGCGAGATTAAGAACATCAAGATGGCTAACCAGCTGCTCAAGGTGAAGCGCAAGAAGAACTTCGACCAGATGCAGATGGCAGAGATGCAGAAGCAGCAGATGCAGGCGCAGCTAAACATGCAGTCGCAGCAGATGGCAGCACAGACCGCAGCGCAGAAGATTCAGCTTGAGTCGCAGGCAGAGATGCAGGTCAAGCAAGCTGAGGTGGCATTTGAAATTGAGCGCTCACGTGTTGAGGCACAGCTCAAGAAGGAGCTGATGGCTGAGGAGTTCATGTACCAGATGCAGCTGAAAGGCGTTGAGGTTGAGGGACTTAAGACACGCGAGAAGATGAAGGAGGACGAGAAGGCTAAGCGCATTGACCGTCAGAACACCCAGCAGTCTAAGCTCATCGAGCAGCGTCAGAAGAGCCTTCCGGCAATAAGCTTTGAGTCAAACGAAGACTCATTGGATGGCTTCGACTTCGCTGAATTCGAGCCAAGATAATGTGTTAAAACACATTTTCTTTTTTACTATAACTTTGTAACAAACTCAAATCTATGGAATTCACAGTAAAAGAAGTAGCAGCTGTTGAGTCGAAATCCGTTCAAGAAATTGAAAAGGAGCTTCTCGAGAAGCACGAACAGCAGATGCAAGAGCAGAACGAGCCGGCAGAAACGCCAGCTCCAGACACCGGGGCACAGGGCGGTGAAGAAATCCCTGAGCTAAAAGAGGAAGACGTTCTTTCATTTATTGGAAAAAGGTTCGGCAAGGAGATTAAGTCTCTTGATGAATTAGCACAAGAGAAGCAAGAGTCTGAGCAGCTTCCCGAAGACGTTGCCGCATACCTGAAGTACAAAAAGGAAACGGGTCGTGGAATCAAAGACTTCTTGAAAGTAAACGAGAGCTTTGATGACAAAGACCCAGACAAGCTTTTGGCTGAGTACTATGCAGATACTCAGGAGGACTTGGACCAAGACGACATCAGCTTCCTTCTGCGCGAGCAGTTTGGTTACGATGAAGACATGGACGACGAATCCGAAGTGAAGCGTAGAAAGCTCGCCAAGAAAAAGGAACTCGCGAAGGCGAAGAAATACTTTGAGGAGCAACGAGAGAAATACAAGGCACCACTTGAGTCAAGTGGCGTTCCTTCTTCTGGAGTTGACCAAGAAGCATTACGCTCTTATCAAGAGTATCTCGCTAGTGCCAAGACCGCCCAGGAGGAAAACCAGAAACGGTACGAATGGTTTCAGAAGAAGACTGACGAGGTCTTCTCCAACGAATTCAAAGGTTTTGAATTTAACGTTGGTGATAAGGCTCTCGTCTTTACTCCGGCTGAAGCTGCGGAAATCAAGAAGATGCAGTCAGACATCACGAACTTCATTGGTAAGTACGTTGGTCAGGACGGTTTGCTTGAGGACGCCAAGGGGTATCACAAAGCACTAGCTGTCGCCATGAATCCAGAACGCTTTGCCAAGTTCTTCTATGAGCAGGGCATGGCCGACGCCGTGGATGATTTGTCAAGGAAATCTAAGAACATCAACATGGATGTTCGACAGGCTCCACAGCAAGTCGGAAAGGGTGGATTTAAGGTGGCATCTGTGAATCAGGACTCCGGTTCTGGTCTCAGAATAAGAAGCAAAAAATAAACCCATTAAAACCTTTCAAAAATGGCAGGTTCAGTTCAAGCCGTACCTGGGTACGACTTACAACCCAGTGCAGAGCGCGTAGCGCTTAGCACTAACTACATCACGAACTTCGACTTCTTGAATCAGTATCTTCCTGATACCTACGAGAAGGAGTTCGAGCGCTACGGAAACCGTTCTGTAGCTTCTTTCTTGCGCATGGTAGGTGCCGAGATGCCTTCTAACTCTGACCTCATCAAGTGGGCAGAGCAGGGCCGTCTGCACACCAAGTACACGAACGTTACTTCTGCTGACGCAGCTGGTAGCGACACTGCAACCCTGACCGTGAACGACACGCTCGTACCGGGTAGCGGTGGCATCGCTGTACGCGTAGGACAAACCATCATGATTTCAGCTAACGCTGGTGCTAACTTCAACAAGGCCATCGTAACTGCAGTTGACTACGCTGCTGGTACGCTTGACGTTGCCTACTACGAAGCTGGTGGCCAGACCTTCGCTGCTGCTGCTGCTTGTAGCATGTTCATCTACGGTTCTGAGTTCAAGAAGGGCACCGAGGGAATGTTGGAAAGCCTTGAGGCTGACGACGAAATCTTCGAGAACAGCCCCATCATCATCAAGGACAAGTACGCAGTTAGCGGTTCAGACATGGCTCAGATTGGCTGGGTTGAGGTTACGACCGAGA